ATGAGGTTATTGAAACTGGTTTTCTGCCAGCTGATGCCGAAACAAATGTTCCGTTTTCGTAATTTGTAACCATGTAACCGTTGTAACACGAAAAAAAACATCCTATAGGAGAAAGTTTGAGAGTGTATAAAAAACATATACTCTAGTGATTCTCCTATATAAAAACCTTGGTTACATTGGTTACACGGTTACACACCTCTGAAGCCCACATAAAATAAGGGTTTGTGGCGTAACCAGTGGATTAAAAAAGCCGGTTACACACGGGTTACAAAATTAAAAAGTATATGCAATTAGATTTATTATAACAAAATTAACTGAATATTGCAAAAATATTCAGTTAACATAATTATTACAAGGAGTGGTTACAAAATGAAAAAAGACGATCTCAATAAAAAGCAAAGATATGCATTAGATACAATGCTGTCTGGCAGTAATGTTTTTCTGACAGGTGACGCAGGAACAGGCAAGACAACGGTTATCCAAACGTTCATCGATGAGGCGGAAAAAGCTGGTAAAAATATTCTGGTATCCGCCACTACTGGAATTGCAGCGGATAATATCGGATATGGGGCAACTACCGTACACCGAGCATTGAATATTTCAATTAAATTTGAGGACTATAAGAAAAAGGTGAAATCCAGAGCTGAACTTCTGAAAGAAGCAGATGTTCTTATCATTGATGAAATCAGCATGTGCCGGTTCGATTTGTTCAATATGATTGCAAAGACGATCATCACGGAGAATGAAGAGAGAGCAGTTGACAGACTTCTGATCGGAGAGGACAAAGAAGACATTCAGTTAATCGTGATAGGTGATTTCTACCAGCTTCCGCCAGTTATTACGACAGACGATCGAAAAATTCTCTGTCGGATGTATGGATCTGATTATGGAAAGGGTGGAAAGTATGAACATGGATATGCTTTCATGTCTGAATACTGGAAAGAAATGGGATTTGAATATATCAAACTTGATGAGGTATGCAGGCAGAATGATGAGGGATTTAAGTATGTGCTGAATGATATTAAATATGGCAACAATATTAGAAAATCCATTGCATATCTGGAGAACAACGAATCAGACAAAGTTATACCGGAAGCGCCGTTCTTGGTTGGCACTAATGCAGAAGCTGACAGAATTAACAATACTTTCCTTGGCAAGTTGGATAAAAAGACCGAAAAAGTGTTTCATGCAGCAGTTGACGGCGAGCTAACATCTGCCGATATTAAGAACATTGCATTTGCCAGAGAGGACTTAATTCTTAACATCGGTGCAAAAGTGATGATTACAGTCAATGATTTGTCTGGAAACTACGTTAATGGAACGATTGGCATCATTCAGAAAATTGTGGAAAACGGAGAATTTGAAGAATCTTATCTGGTTATCAAAACTGATAAGGGCAAAACAGTTAGCTTATATAGATACAATAAAGACATTGAGAAACAGGTTATTGAGGAATCCGAACAAGAAAAGGATGGTCGGAAGATCGTGAAAGAGAAGATTGTCCGTAAGAAAGTAGGCTCTTTCTCTCAGTTCCCGGTAAAACTTGCCTGGGCAATCAGCATTCATAAATCACAGGGACAGACATTTGAAAAAATCAACATTGACCCTTGCTGTTGGGATCCTGGACAGTTCTATGTGGCTGTTTCCCGGGCTAAATCAGCTAACGGCATACATTTTATCAGACCGATAAAACAGAGCTATATAAAGGCGTTTAGCAAGGATAACGAGCGACTTCTTGAACAGAGTTTTGAGGTAGAAGAAGGTGCGTAAGTATGAGAGTGACGCATGAGCAGATACCGAACACCATAAAGTTTTTACAGATTGACTTTCCGGCACTGGTCCTCCAGACTGCCGGAATTGAGGCAAAAGATGAATACTGGCAGCAGGTAGTTGAACAGATCCATGTTGTATCTGAAAAATATAACAAAAATGGATTTGTAGATCACATGCTTGTTGCTTATTCGAATTATCTTTCCAAGATGTTTAATAAGGCAAAAGAATTGGAAAAGGAGAATCAAAATGCCGTACAACACAAAGAATAGATACGAACAGGGACAGGCTCTCAGGAAAGAAATTTATATGTATATCGTCAGTTATATTAAACTGGTTGGATATGCACCGTCGATTACAGAGATTTCTGAAAGGGTGGATGCCGGGAGAGCTACGGTCTGGAAGCATATCAATAATCTGGTTGATGATGGTTTGCTCAAGACGAACCACCCCAGTACCGACAGGGCATATACTCCAGTTGGGTACGGAATAAGAAAGATAAACAAGGAGATAAAATGAAACTTTATGACATTGTTGCAGCAGACGGTGAATTTGTAGAGTCCTTGACACAAAGAGAAATCATGAATAAATTCGGACTTACAAAATGCAGATTCCGTACATTCTTGGATAACAGTTATCTGATTGATGGTAAATATTGGATAGATGACTCCGCCGAAGATATGCAGGTGACTAGAAACGGATGTCGGAAGATGTTAAAACAGTTTGATGCTTTAACAGAAAACATAAGGAGGGTTGTTGGATGGGAAGCCTAAAAATCAAGCAGAAAAAGAAAGCATTCATTCCATATACAAATAAACAATCTCATATGTTCGCACAGTAGTCTATCCAGAACTGCCAGAAAGAGTTAAAAGAGATGGAGTTAAAAGCCTTTGATGATGGGTTCGAGGATGGAAAGAACTGGTCTGACGTGCTGAATTTTGTGATTTTGTTCTATGTAATGCACGAATTACATGGATGGGGATGGAAACGTTACATGAAGTCCGTAAAAAGAATTAATAACTACATCAATGATATCAATTCTGGAAAAACATCATTGTCTGAAATGGTTGATGATTTGGAAAAGAAGCATCACATTCAGATTTGTGATGATTATAAGGAGCTGATTGAGAGATATGGAGCGTAAAGCTGCACCGATGATTTATATACAGAATAACGGACAGGTAGCATTTGGGTAAATGAAAGTAGGACGAGAAATGAATATTAAGTTAAAAGAAATCAGCAGAGACGATTTAAAGGTAGGAGATACCGTCGGAATTGCTAGAACGGTGAATTGCGGGTGGTTATCGACGTTCCGACATAGAAAAAATATTCCGGTTAAGATTACAAGAATCACTCCAAAAAGAACCAAGATCGAAACAGATATATATGAAGAACATGGAAAAGGCGAAAAGTTTTACGAATACGATGAAAATGCCAGAAAAGAAAATGAACTTCTGGCTGAAGCTATTGGAAAAGTACTTATGAACAAAATGGTCTTTCAGATGCCAGAGGATAGCGAGGTGGAAGCATGATTACATTCTTATTAGGATTCACCCTTGGAACTATATTTGGAGTGGTTGGCCTTGTATGCGTGGCGATCATGTACGACAAACACCACCCAGACGAATAGAAAGGAGAACGGTATGCTGACAAGGAACAAAAAGCTGAAAGACTACGGTATTCCGACAGAGGACATTGAAAAACTGAATACGATGCTGAAAGACTTCCCGGCAGAGTACGGATACCTGCTTTCCGGTGCTGCCTTGTCAGCTTGCCCGAAGAACACGGTGATAGCGGATATGGTTATCGAGAATATCCTACACCGGAAAAGTTACAGGAAAATCAGCAGAGAAAGATATATCCCGATGAACCCGAAGGACTTTTACGGATACAGGCGCAAGACCGTCGCTGTACTGTATGAGAGAATGCGGTTATTGGGAGTGTGGGAGGAATAAAATATGCGGTTAATTGATGCAGATAAGTTGAAACATGTAATACATTGTGCATATTCTGATGATTTAGAGATTCTTGAAAAAATTGACGAACAGTCAACGGCTTTTGACGTAAATGAAATTGTAGAGCAATTAGAGAATTATTTATTTGAAAAATATTGCATAGAAGGAGATACAACAATTGATGAAATTATAAAAGGTGGCGGAATTAAATGAGCAGACTGATTGATGCAGACGATTTAATTGAATATATTAAAATCTGGGAAATTGGAAATAGTATTAGTTCCGACCAAAAAGAGTTTATTGACTGTATTAATAGACAACCAACAGTTTTTGATGTAGATGAAGTTGTTCAACGGTTGGAAATGTTAATCGAAAATAAAGTTTCAGAATCGGGTGACGATTGGTATACAGCTCAATGTCTGAATGAAGCAGTTGAAATTGTGAAAGGCGGTGGGAATTGAATGGGTAGATTAATAGATGCAGAAGAATTGAAAGAACGATTTTGTGAAGAAAACTGTGGCAAAAACAGATGTGTTGATCACATGGATAAATGTGCATGGATTTTATCAGTAGAAGAAAGTAAAACAGCTTTTGATGTGGACAAGGTTGTGGAGCAGTTGAAAACAAAAAAGGCAAGAACTGCTGCATTACAGAAAGCATCGGAGTATTTCGAGGGTGAAACTGATGCGTTTGAAGTTGCAATCAAAATCGTGAAGGATGGGGAGAGTTGAATGAGCAGTGCAAGTACAATATTCGGAACAAAAGCGTATGTATGTGCAAGATATTTTCTTAGGCCGGGAAAGTGCTTCAAATACATTGACCAGCACGGCGAGGATGTCACAGAACACGTCTATGAGGTCATGGCATTATATCCGTACTACGTGCTGTTAAGAGATACCAGAAACGGAGTCAGGACTTGCCCGGGGTACAATACTTTGAGCCTGATGCTGAGAGGAAGTGAAGCGTATGAGTAAATCAGTATTAGTGATAGACGCACCAGAAAATTGCTATGATTGCCCGTTCGGAACTTCATACTGCGGTGAACTTGAATATGAGGGTTTGTGTGAATTAGCTGAATGCTTAGGCTGTAATGAAATTCTGATGACAGAAGAACATTATGATTGTGAAAGCAAATCAAGGCCTGAATGGTGTCCACTGAAGCTGTTACCAGAGAAGAAAAGTACAACTGCACCCGTGAGCAATTACGAAGTGCAGAAAAACTTATTTGCCGACGGTTGGAATGCCTGCTTGAGAGAAATTACAAAAACAAGCGATGAAAATGAGCGATAAAAAGCAAGCGATAAGAGGTGAAGTAGATGGAGAGATTAACAGAAAAGCAACGACATATTTTGCAACAAAAACTTTGTGATATGAAAAGACGTTGCTATAATCCAGAAGAAAAATTTTATAAAGATTATGGTGGACGTGGCATTAAAGTTTGTGACGAGTGGATGGATAAAAAAGAAGGACATAGTAATTTCCAAAAATGGGCAGTTGAAAATGGATGGGAAGAAGGGCGCAGCATTGATCGAATAGACGTAAATGGAAATTACGAATCTAATAATTGTCGGTGGGCAACACCAGAAGAACAGGCGAACAATAGAAGAAATAATAATTATGTAACGATAAATGGGGTAACGAAAACAACTTCTGAATGGGCAAGACAAATTGGAATTTCACAAAATGCTTTTACAGGCAGAATCAATAGTGGGTGGACAGGAGAAGAATTATTAAAGCCTAAATTTAAGCCTTTAAAAATGTCTAAAGCAGAAATGGCAAAAGAAATTAGAGCGTGGAGAAATGCAGAAGAACAGGGATTGCTTGTGAGATTGCCGTGTAAGGTTGGGGATATGGTATGGGATAACGATTTTGGATATCCGGAATCGTATGAAATAAAAGCATTTTCATATGGATATTGTGACAGTTATGTTGAGCCAGATATAGAAGATGAAATTATATTTTATTACGAAAACTATACAGGTTCAATAACAGGAGCTTTTCCAATGAGCGAAATTGGTAAAACCATATTCTTCACCCGTGAAGAAGCCGTGAAAAAGTTGGAGGAGATGAAGAAATGAATAACAAACCTACACCAGACATAACGCCAAACCTTGCTATATCAGCATACCACGTACTACAGCAATATTGTACTGGACAGCCAGCGGATTGCAAAGGCTGCGGATTCTACGAACACTGTCCAGAATGTTTTCGAGGCATGCCATGCGACTGGAGTTTGAATGAAGAAGGTGAAATAAATGAAGTTGAGAAATGCGACGTTGATTGATTACGGAGTGCCGCCGGATGATATACCGACATTACAAAGTCACTTGCGGAATCTTAGTGAGAGCGATAAATACAATCTGTTACAGGTATCTATTAAATATGCACCCGGCATCGAATCGCAAATATATGACAGCATCGTGAACAGTATCGGCTATCGAACGATGGAGAAGATCAGGACGGTTCCTGCAACGGAAAATGACTTCTACGGCTACAAACGCAAGGTCATGGCGGAATATTATCATCTGGCCAAACTGATTGGCAGGCTTTAAAAAAACTTAAAAATTTATAAAAGTGGTAGAGAGCTATGTACGCCCTAGTATGGTATTATAGTATATATAACTATAACTATGCTAGGGCGTTTTAATTCAGAAAGGATATGATTGGATGTTAATAGGATGGCAAACGAGGAAAATTTAAAACCTTTTAAACCTGGTCGAAGCAGTGAGGAAGCAGCGAAAAACGGCCAAAAAGGCGGCATTGCTTCTGGTCAGTCTCGCCGTCAAAAGAAAACCCTTTCTGAATTAGCAAAAATGATAGCTGAGAACCCTGCTCCGACTGCTGCAAAGAAGAAACTCACAAAAATGGGAATATCTGATGAGGATGCAAATAACAATGCCTGTATTGTAGCTGCCGTATATAATAAAGCCATCAAAGGAAATATGCAGGCAGTGGACAAATGGGAACAGTTGGTAGCCGTATCAAAATCAGACGAAAGCAAATATGAGCTTCCTGCCAGAGTACTTGGTAAGGCATTCGTGGATATTAACCGGCAAATCAAGCCTAATATCGAATATGTATTCGAGGGTGGTCGAGGCGGTCTGAAATCTTCATTCGTAGCTTTTAAGATTGTTGAACTTATTAAGAACAATCCTCAGATGCACGCCTGCATTACAAGACAGGTGGCCGGTACTCTGAAAGATTCCGTATATGCTAACATGAAATGGGCTATCAACGAACTTGGACTGATGGAAGAATTTGAATGTAAGGTGTCGCCGCTTGAAATCAAATATATTAAGACTGGACAGACAATATACTTCCGTGGTCTGGATGATGAAACCAAACTGAAATCCATTAAGCCGGAGTTTGGCTACATTGGAATCCTCTGGAAAGAAGAAAAAGATCAAATGAAGGGAGATGCTCAGGAACGCTCTGTTAATCAGTCAGTGCTTCGTGGTGGTGATGAATCCTATGATTTTTCATCATACAACCCACCAAAATCAAAATCAAACTGGGTAAATAGGATTAAGCTCACACCTAACCCAAAAAGAGTTATTCATCATTCAAGTTATCTGGAAGCCCCGGCAGAGTGGCTAGGTCAGAAATTCCTTAATGATGCAGAGCACTTAAAGGAAGTCAATCCAGAAGCATATGAGCATGAATACCTGGGTGTCCCAAATGGTGACGGCGGAAACGTATTTGAATATCTCGAAATCAGAGATATTACAGACGAAGAGATCAGCCACATGGACCGCATTTTCGCTGGTGTAGATTATGGATGGTACCCGGATGCCTTCTGCTATCTCCGAACTTATTATGATTCTGCCAGAGAGAAGATATATCTGATTGACGAGCTGTATGTAAATAAATGGAGCAACTCTAAGACTGCTGATTGGATCAAGAAAAAAGGCTATGACGATTACACAATGATATGTGATTCTGCGGAACCTAAGTCTGTGAATGACTTCCGGGATGCCGGACTTCCTGCAAGAGGAGCAATCAAAGGACCGGGAAGTATCGAGTATGGTTTCAAATTCTTACAGACAAAGACTATAGTCATTGACCCGAAGCGAACACCGAACGCATATAAAGAAATCACAGAATATGAGTACGATCGGGACAAAGAGGGAAATGTAATCAGTGGTTATCCTGACGGAGATGATCATGCAATCTCGGCACTTAGATATGCTTATGAGCCGTTGTTTAACAGGAGAGGTTACAGTGCATAATGGGACTTATAACAACACTAAAAAGGTGGTTTAATATGATATTCAAAAAACAAGCCGAAGAGGACTTCAACATTCAGGCAGCAGAATTTCCAGAGATGGAATCGCTGATTAACCGGTGCGCGAACATTTACAGAGGTGCGCCGGAATGGCTGGATGATAAGAATAATATCAAGACGATCAATTTTGCTAAATCTGTCTGCTCAGAAACAGCTCGGCTCGCAACGCTGGCGATCGGCATTCAGATAGACGGTTCTGCAAGGGCTACGTGGCTACAGGAACAGATCGACAAGGTATATTTTCAAATCCGTCACTGGGTAGAATATGGCTGTGCTTATGGAACAGTATTTATTAAGCCGAATGGTGAAAGCCTTGACGTATTTACTCCGGCAGATGTGATGATTGTAGATTATGATAATCAGGAAATTAAAGGGATTATATTTAAGGATTCTTATACTGTTGGGCGGAAATACTATACACGCCTTGAATATCATAGATTTGTTGAGACTACCGTGGATGGCGTGACGACCTATCCGTACTACGTTTCTAATAGAGCCTATGTGTCAAAATCCCCTCAGTCAATCGGCGATAAGATTGACCTTAAACAGACCAAATGGGCTGACCTTATGGCAGATACGCCGCCGATTCTCAAGGCAAATGGAGAGAAGCTGGACGGGCCTCTGTACGGAGTACTGCGGACGCCGCAAGCGAATAACGTGGATATTAATGCACCATTGGGATTGCCGATTTTTGCCGAAGCTATCGAGGAGTTAAAAGACCTCGACATTGCATACAGCCGCAATGCCGGAGAGATTTTTGACTCGCAGAAGATTGTTCTGGCAGATGATAGACTGCTGATGCCAAGTGGCACACCTGTAGCAGCCATGTCACCACAGGGCATGGAGAACAGACGCAATGAGATGAACTTACCGCACTTTGTCAAGAATGTATTCGGACAGGATGAAAAAGAGTTCTATCAAGAAATCAATCCGCAGCTCAACACAGATACCCGTATAAGCGGAATAAATGCCCTTTTAAGTCAGTTAGGATACAAGATTGGATTCTCCAACGGCTACTTTGTTTTTAACGAATCTAGCGGCATCCAGACAGCTACGGGAGTGGAAGCGGAACAGCAGAGGACAGTGCAGTTTATCAAAGATGTTCGAGACAAACTGGAATCCTGCTTGGATGAAGTAATCTACGCATTGAACGTTTATGCTGACCTGTACGGACTTGCACCTGTCGGAGCTTATGAAGTCAATTATGACTTCGGAGACATCCTGTATGTAAGAGAAAACGACCGTGCAAGATGGTGGCAGTATGTGACCACTGGCAAGGTTCCGGCATGGCTGTATTTTGTGAAATTTGAGGGAATGACTGAGGAAGAAGCGAAAGCAATGGTCGAAGAAGCTCAGCCAGACGAACCAACATTATTCGGAGAGGAGTAAAAAGATGGCAGATAAACCAGTCACGAGAGAAGAAAAATATCTTGCGTACTTGACAGGTGATTACACGGGCGAAATCCCGAAGCCAATTACGCGAAAAGAGCAGTATCTGTATGAGATATGTTTAAAAGGAATGGGCGGTGAAATCTCGCCGGAAGAAATCAAGAATGCAGTGAATGAGTACCTTGAAAAGAATCCAGTCAAGCCCGGAGCCACCACAGAACAGGCACAGCAGATCGAGCAGAACAAGACGGATGTTGCGTCGTTGAAAGAGGAAACTAGTTCGCTAAAGGAAGATCTAAATAACATATTATCGCCAAATCTTTTTAATCCGAAAGACGCAAAAGAAAATACAGCTATTAGCCAAGGTGATGGCACTGAAATGTCTTTTGATGGTTGGATTGCAACTGGATATATCCCCGTGTCTAAAAATGATGTCCTGTATTTTAGTTCAAATGAAGAGCCAATTCCATATTCTACAGGTGCGTTTTATGATAAAAACAAGTAACGTGTGGATTCGTTTGGCAATCCTAATAATAATAATAATATAACCGTCACATCTGATGGCTATGCAAGATTTTCTTTTGGTACCGCACCAATGAATCTACAGATTGAAAAAGGTTCAAGAACCACATATGTTCCATATGGCGAGCTTAAAGTCAAAGTTGAAGTGGATAATGTAAAGGAAGATATTGCTAATACAAAAGCTGAAGTGACCGGAATTAAAGCCGAAGTTGTAAAAATACAGGAAGACCATACAAACCTTTTCAACAAGGATACAGTAATCAAAGGTGCTGTGTTATCAGAGAATGGTTATTTAGAAACTAGCTTTTCTTCATGGGATTCCAGTGATTACATTCCTATAAAGCCAGGAATGATTCTCTATTTTAGTAGCAACGAGCTTCCTATTGGTGTGGCAAGCACGGGCGCATATTTTGATGCAGATAAAAAATATTTGTCTGGCATAAACAATGAACCTACCGTATTAACAGTTCCAAACGGCGCATATTATTTGAGATTCTCTAAAAATGAAGGATTAGGAGATACTTTAAACACATTAAAAATCGAGCAACATGGTATCACAAAATTCACTCCATATGGAGAACTTTATGTTACGGTGAACGAATCGGCATTACCAAACTCGATTCTTCCAAAATGGAAAGGATTAAAGATTCTTACACTTGGTGACAGCATCACCGCTATGGGTGGTGTAAACGGATGGACGCATTGGATTAAACAGTATCTCCTTGCTGATAAGGTTGTGAATGTATCTGTTGCGGGTTCTACATGGCAAGATAAAGTCGCTAATCAAACCTATGACGGAAATCCACAGCCATCTACGGATGGCAATGTAATGGGAAATCAAGTAGAGAAAGTGCTAAATGCAAAAGCAAACGGAGATGCAGATTATCAGGACTTTGATGTGATTACATTCTCATTTGGAACAAATGATTCTGTTGATTTCTCTGTGCAGACAAAAGAAAGTGTGGAATCACAGTTTATCACGAATTACGCTCAGAACAATTTTACGGTTGTGCCTATTGATAGCGTGAATCGCCAGACATTGGCAGGTGCTATGCGCTATGGATTCCAGAAGTTGCACGAAGCGTATCCGAATGCAGTGATTTTCATGTGTACGCCAACGCAAGAGTGCTATGAAACTTTTGATAGCATCTATCAGAAAGGCGATTTCATCAATTTCGTTGCAGACAGACTTGGGGCAGAAACCATTGATACTCGCAGATGCGGAATCAGAAATAATTATGAGAGTCAAACAACAATTGATTATGACCATCCAGAACAATCTGGTGCAGCACCAATTCAAACAGATTTGCTTGACGGGATTCACACAAATGAAAATGGGGCAAAGAAGATAGCAAAATACAATGCTAGAGAAATCATGAAATATTTTATGATTAATTAACTAAATAAAGCTTTAGTTAACCATCAAAAAAACAAAACATGTACCACAACATTTATTGAAAGAGGTGATATATTATACTTAGTCCAGAGTATTTACGCCAGATAACAGAAGGCAGTGAACAGATTGCAAAAGAACTGCATCAGTATATCATCTCTGAGATCGTGTCGAGGATGATGGCAAGAATCGGTAGAGGTGAGGATTATATCCTGACCAATGCTGATGCGTGGAGAATCAGAACACTACAGGAATCCGGCGAACTGCTAGAGGACATTCTAGCGGAATTATCCAGATACACTAAACGTGAACAGCAGGAACTTCTTGAAGCGTTTGAAGATGCCGGAATCACTGCAATGAACTACGACGACAAGGTATACAAGGCGTCAGGATTAAGCCCTGTACCGCTCGAACAGTCACCAACAATGATAAGACTCATGGAACGGAATATGCTTGCAACTATGGGCGAGTGGAAGAACTTCACACGGACAACTGCAAGTGCCGCTCAGAGACTTTATATCGAACAATGCGACCTTGCATACAATCATGTGATGACTGGGGCAGTTGGATATACGCAAGCGATTAGAGAAGCAGTTAACAATGTTGTAAGCAATGGCGTTACAGTAACATATCCATCCGGCAGAAAAGATACAATTGAAACAGCAGTAGCACGTTCTGTCAGAACTGGTGTGGCTCAGGCTACGGGAGATATATCTCTCAAACGCATGGAAGAAATGGACTGGGATTTAGTTCTGGTCAGTGCACACATAGGAGCCAGAACAGGTGACGGCGGCGAGAATCCGGGAAATCACTCGTTTTGGCAAGGCAAGATATACTCTCGTTCTGGCAAGAGTAAGAAATTTCCACCATTCTCATTGACTGGATATGGAACGGCAAGCGGACTGTCAGGAGTCAACTGTCGGCATAGTTTTGGAGCCAGTGATGGGGAATTTAATCCTTATGCAGAACTATCGGCACAGGACAAAGTTGACAAAGGCAAACAGTACGAAAAAGAACAGCGGCAACGCACTTATGAGCGAAGAATCCGCAAAACGAAGCGTGAAGTTCTTGGAATGCAAGCGGCGGTTAATAACTGCAAGGACGAACAGGCAAGATTTGCACTCCAACAAGACCTTGATCGGAAGTCTTATCTTTTACAGAAACAAAATGCTGCATACAAAGATTACTGCAAGCAGAACGACCTGAGGGAACTACAAGACCGGCTTATGATAGCTAAGTGGAACCGCCAGAACGCCGCAAAATCCAGAGGAGCGGCAAAGAGATATAAAACAGCAAAGGGGATTGACTGATGGGCAGATGGGAATATTACAATCCAAATCCTGCTGGGAATCGAGTCGGAGATTGTGCTGTCCGGGCAATATGTAAAGCAACCGGCTTCGACTGGGAAACGGTATTCACCGGATTAATGATACAGGCGTGTGCTCTGTCGGATATGCCATCAGCTAATTACGTTTGGGGCGCGTATCTCTATAAACGTGGGTACAGACGTAAGCTAATTGAACAGTCAGAACGATATATCTATACAGTCAACGACTTTTGCGCAGACCATCCGACAGGCACATACATCCTCTGCATAGACGGTCATGTAGTGACGGTACAAGATGGCAAATATTTTGACACATGGGATTCCGGTAATGAGATTCCGGTATATTACTGGGAAAAGGAGTAGCTAAATGAGCATATCAGAATTTATACAGATTTTTCTCTCTATCTGCGGAGGAGTGTCTATTGTCGGAGGAGCGGCGGCTGTAATCTTTAAATGGATTACTCCGGCATTCCGACTTAATAAGCGAGTAGAGACACTGGAAGAACATGACAAGCGAGATTATGAGAGTCTTCAGAGGATCGCAGAACGAGATTCATTAATTCTGGAAGTGTTATCAACCATGTTGGATAGTCAGATTAGTGGGAATAATGTCGAAGAATTAAAAAAAACAAAACAGAAGCTTACAAATTATCTTGCGCAGAATCAGCGTTAGCATTAGTAAGGGGTATGCTCATGAAATTATATGTGTTCACAAAGAAAGATATAGACAGATTCTTGATAGAGTGTAATTTCACACCGGACGAAGAAAGATTGTTCCGGTTGAGATGCAAGGAATATACGCTCGAATACTGCGCTGAACAGATGAATGTGAGTATCTCCACGGCGAAACGATTAAGCCGGAGGGTGAACAATAAAATAATTAAAGTATGCTGATACTTTTCAGATACTTATATGGGTCTTAGACGAACTGTCTAAGGCTCTTTTTTTATGTAAAAATAGTCATAGAAAGTCATAGAATAAGTCATAGAATAAGTCATAGAATAAGTCATAGGAGGTGTACGAGATGGCATTATATAACAATCCTTATCAATATAGCTTCGGCGTTCCGGGACAGATGAACCAATTTCAGCAACAGCCTGTCCAGATGCCGGCTCAACCAGTACAGCAACCCCAGCAGAATAACAATGGCATCCTGTGGGTATCTGGCGAAGTTGGCGCAAAATCCTATCTGGTAGCACCCGGGACAAGTGTTTTACTGATGGATAGTGAAAGTGAAAAGTTCTACATAAAATCCACAGACGTTTCCGGTATGCCACAGCCATTACGGACGTTTGAGTACCACGAAATAGGCACTCAGATGCCACCTAAACAGCCTGCTCAGAACATGGACAGTAAATATGTCACCAGACAGGAATATGACGATTTAAAGGGCAAATACGAAGCTATCATAAACCGATTAAATTCTTTTTCTGAACCTGTTAGGGCTAATACCACACAGGAATTAGCAGTCAAGGGAGGAAACGCAGATGAGTAATCCATTATTTAATGCGCTTGGTGGTGGAATGCCGCAGGGAAACGGGCCAATGCAGATGATACAGCAGTTTATGCAGTTTAAACAGAATTTTAAGGGAGACCCGAAAGCAGAAGTTGAAAAAATGTTACAGTCTGGGAAAATTTCTCAGCAACAGCTTGATCAGGTTCAACAGATGGCAGGGCAATTTCAGAGTCTGCTGAAGAATATGAAATAGTACATTACAATCTGGCCAGATTGATGTAAATACACAAAAAGGAGATTATAACTATGGATGGAAATTATAGCTTAGCAGATATTGCCGCTGCTACTGGAAACGGTAGAAATAATGACGGCATGTTTGGCGGAGACGGTAGCTGGTGGATTATTGTTTTATTCATTTTTGCTTTCTTCGGATGGGGAAACAACGGCTGGGGCAATAATGGCAATGGCGGCGGATATGCAGCCACAGCAGCTACTCAGGCAGATATTCAGAGAGGATTTGACAATTCCGCGGTAATCAGCAAGCTTGACGGAATCAACAACGGTCTCTGTGATGGATTCTACGCAGTGAACAACGGTATGCTTACCGGTTTTAACGGAATCAACACAAACATCATGCAGACTGGCTTCGGCATTCAGCAGGCTATTAATGCCGATACTGTAGCGAATATGCAGAACACCAACGCTTTACAGGCGCAGCTTGCGAACTGCTGTTGCGAAACCAGGGAAGCTATCCAGGGTGTAAACTACAATATGGCACAGAACACCTGTGCATTGCAGAACACCATGAACAGCAACACAAGAGACATTATTGACAGCCAGAATGCAGGAACAAGAGCCATTCTTGATTATCTTTGCAATGAAAAGATTTCTAACTTACAGGCTGAGAACAATGATCTCAGACGCGCCGCTTCTCAGGACCGCCAGAGTGCATTGCTCACAACTGCAATGGCTTCTCAGACACAGCAGCTCATTAATGCAATCAATCCGGCACCGATTCCGGCATATCAGGTTCCTAACCCGAACACATATTACGGATGTGGATGCGGATGCAATACTGGATGTAATTGCTGATAACTTCATATCGAGAGTATCTTTCGATTGATTTCGGATGTCGGCTTATGCCGTATTACACAGAGGGGCAGGCTGAAACCTGTCCTTTTGTGATACGAAAGGGGTAAAAATTATGGCAGAATTTACAAGTGTAGCTGCTCAGACTGTAGCAGCAAATGGAAACGTAGTATTTTCAAATACAGCAGTTAAGGGTTCTAACTGCATTCAGCACAGAGAGGGAAGCGGAATCATCACTCTAAGAGGACTGACTAACCAGTGTAAGGCGAGATTTTTCGTGAATTTCTCCGGCAACATTGCAATTCCCACAGGCGGTACTGTCGGAGCTATCTCACTGGCTATTGCAATTTCTGGTGAGCCGGTTCTTTCTTCTCAGATGATTTCCACACCGGCAGCAGTAAATCAGTACAATAATGTGTCCGCAGGTATCTATATTGACGTTCCTTGTGGATGTTGCGTTAATGTCGCAATAGAAAACACAAGCGATCAGGCAATTTCTGTTGCGAACGCAAACATTGTTGTGACCAGAGAAGCGTAGGAGGTGTGATTATGAGAGATATTAAAGACTTATGCGCAAGAATCGAAGACGAGCTGTCCAAAATCGCTGACAGTGGACTGACCACTGGAAATCTGGAAATGACATACAAACTGATTGATATGTATAAAGATATCAAGAATACGCAGTACTGGGATAAGAAAGTAGAGTATTACAACACTGTCCTTGACGAGATGCGTGGCGGATACAATGACGATTACAGCGAACGTGGAAGAAAACGTGACAGCATGGGGAGATACAGTTCAAATGATGGCAGAATGATGCCGGATTACGACAGAGGTAGTTCTTATGCCAGACGTGGTGAACATTATGTCAGAGGGCATTACAGCCGTTCTGACGGACGAGATGCCTACGATGATTACATGACGCAAAAACAGAGCTATCGCTCCGGTAAGTCTGAAGACTGCAAAAGAAAGATGCTTGCCGCTCTGGAAGAACATCTGGACGAGCTTACTACAGAAATGAGCGATATGTCAAAGGATGCAGAATGCCGGGAGGAACGTGATCTTGTTAAAAGATACGTGGAAAAACTCCGTGATATGCTCTAAAAACACAAAAGTGGTAGAGAGGTAGTTAAAAGAAATCTGTTATAATGTAATTGTGCAGCAGGAAGCACAAGTAAAACGGTTGTTTTTGACATTTTCGTTTTAATCCTCCTTTCTTTAATTTAGTAGCTGGTACGCACGCTTTAACGGAAAGTTGAACAGGTTCGAATCCTGTCGTGCGTATTTGCCATCTGGCACGCAAGATGGCTCACCTCCTTGATTAAGGTTTTTGTTATTCATACTTTTCTTTTAAAAAAGAAATAAATATCCGAAACAACTCGTGGCAGGCATGACACGTTAAACACCTTGCTAACCCGGGAATCCGGGTTATGTGGAATGTACGCTAGTGGAAAACTGACAGAGTCGCACTCTGGTCTCCGGTTCGATTCCGGGCGCTCCGCTTTAATCCGCTTAGAGTTAAGCTGTTTGTATACAGGTGGTCTATGTCTCAGGTGGATTTACGCTATAGCGAAAGAAGTGAAATTCACCCCAGTTTCTTTTTAGAGGGTTGGCCGTTATAGGCGGCATGGAATGTAGCTCAGTGGTAGATCGCACTGTAAATGTGAGGTCGCAGGTTCGATTCCTGCCTTTCCGATTACCTTGCCAGTGGTCTAACTGGCTTAATCCATTTACCTGCGGCGGCAGGTCAATAAACACGACCAGGAGGATGTTATGCAGAAACTTATTGACACTTTAAAATCATTTGGAATTGAAATCCCGGAGGATAAACAGGCAGATGTAAAGAAAGCACTCTCTGAGAATTACAAGAATGCAAAGGAAGTTGCAAAAACTCTGTCAAAAGTCGAGGGAGAACGTGATGACTGGAAAGTACGTGCTGAGACAGCAGAAGAAACCTTAAAAAGTTTTGACGGTATCGACCCGGCAAATATTAAAAGCGAGTTAGAGACTTGGAAACAGAAAGCGGCAGATGCAGAGAAAGAATTCAATGCAAAAATCTACGACCGTGATTTCTCGGATGCTCTGAAAGCGGCACTCGATGACGTTAAGTTTTCCAGCGAAGCGGCAAAGAAATCAGTCATGGCAGACATCAAAGAAGCAGGTCTTAAACTGAAAGACGGTAAAATCCTTGGCCTGAACGATCTGATCGAGCAGATGAAGCAGTCTGACGCATCTGCTTTTGTGGATGAATCTCAGCAGCAGGCTCAGCAGAATCAGGCAAGATTTACCACTCACGTTGGACAGCAGCAGACACCGGGAAGCATGACTAAAAAAGATATCGAAGCAATCAAAGACCCGTCCGAGAGACAGGCTGCAATTGCTCAGAATATCCAGCTATTCCAGTGATTTTTTACACCGACTATACGCCAGAGTATAGCCGCTAACCCAATACCTTAAAAAATATGGGTAGAAAGGATTTTTTTATATGGCAGCAAAAGCTAATCTTATTATGACAAATGATATTCAGGTTACAGCACGTGAGATTGACTTTGTTACCAGATTCGAAAGAAACTGGCAGCACTTACGTGATATTCTGGGTATCATGAGACCTATCAAAAAACAGCCGGGTGCTGTACTCAAGTCTAAGTATGCAGAAGGTACTTTACAGAGCGGAAAAGTGGCAGAGGGCGAGGAAATCCCTTACAGCAAGTTTACTGTAAAAGAAAAGAACTATGCGGAAATGACTATCGAGAAGTACGCAAAGGCTGTATCTATTGAAGCAATCAAGGATCACGGTTATGAGAACGCTGTTCAGATGACTGACGATGAGTTCCTTTTCCAGCTTCAGACTGATGTTACCGGAAGATTCTATGACTATCTGAAAACCGGTACACTTACTTCCACAGAAACTACATTCCAGATGGCTCTGGCAATGGCTAAGGGTCGTGTTGAGAACAAATTCAAGCAGATGCACAGAAATGTGACTGGCGTCGCTGGATTTGTCAACATTCTGGACGTATATGAATACCTCGGAGCAGCTGAAATTACTATTCAGAACCAGTTCGGATTCCAGTACATGAAAGACTTTATGGGATTCAACACAATCTTTTTACTGTCTGACAGCGAAATCCCGAGAGGACAGGTTATTGCAACACCTGTCGAGAACATCGTTCTGTATTATGTTGACCCGAACGAATCTGACTTCGCAAGAGCAGGGCTTGTATACACCGTATCTGGCGAGACAAACCTGATCGGATTCCACACTCAGGGCAACTACCACACAGCAGTTTCCGAAGCGTTCGCAGTTATGGGACTGACTCTTTTTGCGGAGTACATTGATGCAATCGCAGTAATTACCATTGATGAGACACCAACGCTTGGCACTCTGACAGTAACATCTGCGACAGGAACAGCAACTGGTGATACAAAAATCACTGTAAACCCGGCTAAAGAAAACGCTAACAATGTGTACAAGTACAAAGTTGGTGCATCTGAAACAGATGTAACTTATGGCCAGAATCTCAGAAACTGGACTACATGGGACGGAAAAGCCGACATTAAGGCAGCAACCGGGCAGAAGATTACAGTGGTTGAGTGTGACGGAACATACAAGGCACTGAATGCCGGAAGTGCAAGCGTAACAGCGAAATCATAAACGTAGGGGGTGATTGGCATGGCTTATGCAGATTATAAATTCTATACAGAATCATTCGGCAATGTCGTGCCAGAAACCGACTTTCCACGACTGGCAGAAAGAGCCAGTGATTTTGTGGACACAATGACGTTTGACAGACTGGTGGACGGACTGCCAACAAACGAACGCTCACAGAAGCGTATCAAAAAGGCGGTCTGTTCATTGGCTGAATTAATGTATCAGATTGAGCTTGCTGAAAAGAATGCAATCAATCAGGCGTCAGCAAATGTGACCGACATAAATGCCGGTGGCAAATCAACAGGCATTGTAACATCTGTATCATCCGGCAGTGAATCCATCTCTTACGCAACACCTCAGCAGATTGGAGCGAGTGCAAAAGAGTGGAGTGCAGTGTATGCCGTCGCCGGAGATGCACAAAAAACGAACGACTTGCTCTTAAAGACAGCTTTACCACTTCTGATGGGAGTAAGGACGGATAATGGAATACCAGTATTATATGCAGGAGTGTGATTATATGGACATTTCAACATTAGGCTCATGTATAGCAATCGTTATGATCTGCTACATTGTAGGAATGGGCTGCAAAGCATCAAAGAGAATCTCTGACGAATGGATTCCAGTAATCATGGCGGTTATTGGTGGAATTCTCGGAGCAGTCGGAATGGGAGTTATTCCAGACTTTCCGGCAACGGACTATATCACAGCGGTTGCGGTCGGTATGTTTAACGGATTATCGGCTACTGGCGTGAATCAGGTTATTAAGCAGACAGTGCAGAAAGAATAATTAAGGAGAGGGTATCATGTACGAAAAAACTTTGACGATTTTCAATTATTATGAGAGTCCGACAACAGGAGATGCGTACTGGTACCCTCATGTTTTATCCGGTGTTGACCTTATTACGGACAAAGGAGCAATTCTTAAAAAGTACGGGCCAGACGCAACAGACAACGCACAGTTACACATCCGTTATACTGTCCAGAACGGTGACATAACCATTACTGATAAAGACGGCAAGATTCTTCCATGGATGCCAGTTAAAGAGTGGAAAAGACAGATTAACAACGCTCTGGAAGATACTATCACATTCTCAGATGAATCATTCTTCTGGGAGGGTGAGTGGACTGGCGGAACGGTATCTGATGGTGATTATCGGAGCGGATTCTATCAGTACATGAACGAGAACAAGGATAACGTGTTCAAGATTACCAGTGTTGGCGGTCCGTATACGCTAATTCCACATTTTGAGATTCTGGGTAAGTAATATGAGTAAGATTCATCATTTTAAAGGATTCTCCATAGTTGATGGAGATATGAAAATAAAGCTGAATATGGACAGGTTCTCCAGGCAGTATCAAGAAGCTCAGCATCTCCTTGATGGGATGGTCATGGACAGTATGGTTCCGTTTATGCCGATGATTTCAGGAGATTTCATTGACGAGACAAGGGCAAGAAGTTCAGCCATGCAAGGTACAGGCTTTGTTTGTGCGGCGGCAGAACCTTATGGCAGATTCCTCTATATGGGAAAAACGATGGTGGACGAGCTGACCGGAAGCCCTTACGCTCGGCAGTATGCCAAGAAAGTCCTTGTTAGTCAGTTTTCTGGGCAAACAGCCGCAAAGGAAAATCTTGAATACACCAAACAAGCTCACCCACAGGCACAGGCAAAGTGGTTCGATGCCGCTAAACGGCAATATGGTGACACATGGGTTCGCAAAGTAAAAGCACAGGCAGGAGGTGGCAGTCATGGCAGATAAGCCTATTGGAGTAGATGCAACCGGATATGACATTCTGACAGATGCCATGAAAGCACTTCTGAACCAGTATCCGGGGCTGTACGAAAATGAAACAATCAAATTTGAGGAACTCGGCAAAGAATCGGGAATTGCGTTCTCAGCGGATAATGGAGCTTTGGTTTATAAGGAAAAAGAAGATGTCTGCGGCACAATGCATCAGGTATGCCAGTATCCATTTTATGTGGTATACCGAACAGCATCCGACAAGGAAAGACAGAAATTATCTGTTCAGAAGTTCCTTGACAATCTCGGTAAATGGATATGTCGAGAACCAGTTGCCATAAATGGCGTTGAGACACGTTTGAATGCGTTTCCAGAGCTTTCACAGGGACGAACGATAAAACGCATCACCCGTGACAACTCCTATGGTTTAGAACCGCAGGAGAGTGGCGTACAGGATTGGTTGTTACCATTGTCGGTGCGCTACGAAAATACTTACGAAGCAATATAACAAGTAACAACCGGCTATCAATTGGAGATAGTCGCTAACCTACACAGCCTTTTAAAGTTATAGGCAGAAAGGACATTTCTATGCCAGTTACAGGAAAAATTGACCGTAAATATATGGCTCATTATATCGATGCAGGTTCTCTCTGTGGAGGACTGACACCGAAGTATGAACGTCTTGGAAAAGATCTGGAAGAGTACAATGTTGAACTCAATCCAGACACCGAAACCTCTAAAAACATTCTTGGAGAATCCACATTCAAACATAACGGCTACGAAGTTTCTTCTGACGCTGATCCATTCTATGCAGACACTACTTCTGATCTGTTTACAGCATTACAGAAGATTGTAGATGGACGTCTCAAAGACGATAACCTCAAAACAAAAGCAGTTGAGGTTCACCTTTGGACAGAAGCCACAGCAGGCAAGTATGAAGCATATCAGCAGGACTGCTACGTTGTGCCGACCTCCTACGGCGGTGATACATCTGGCTATCAGATTCCGTTTACCGTCAATTATACCGGCGAACGAGTAAAAGGAAAATTTGATATCAGTTCCGGCACATTTACAGCTGACAGCGAATAATTTTTAGGAGGGTATAGAAAATGGCAAAGACAATTAATACAAACATTGATGATGGATTTCTTCTTTTCACATTCACAAACAAACAGGGTGAAGTGTTTTCTTCATTCAAGTTGAACCCTACTGATATTAACGTTGCAGCAAGAGCGGAAGAATTGGAAACTTTCTTTGAGCAGGCTCAGGAATCTGTTAAAAATGTTTCTTCCAGCAAAGAGATGGCGGAGATTAATAAGCAGATTGAGGACAAAATCAATTATATGCTCGGATACGAAGCATCTAAGGATTTATTCAAAGAACCAATTACCGCAACAACTGTTTTTGGAAATGGTCAGGTGTTCGCCTATATCGTTCTGGACAAAATCAATGAAGCACTTACACCAGAAATTGAAAAAAGAAAGAAAAAAATGCAGGAAGTAGTCAATAAGTACACGGAGAAGTATACAAAATGACCGCCTATGAGTTACCCACCTCACTAAATATCAGTGGGGTGGATTTTTCTATCAGAACGGATTTTCGAGTGATTATAGATATTCTCATAGCCATGAATGACCCAGAACTGGACGAACAGGCGAAAGCTGTTGTTATGTTACAGATTTTGTTTGAGGACTGGCAAAGCATACCCCTGGAACATCTTACAGAAGCTTGTCAGAAAGCTTGCGAGTTTATTGATTGTGGTCAATTCGATGATATCCCGAACAAGCCCAAACCCCGTTTGATGGACTGGGAACAGGATGGAGATATGATCGTTCCGGCTGTGAACAAGGTTGCTGGTAAAGAAATCAGATCAGTACCTTATATGCACTGGTGGACGTTTTTTGGATACTTTATGGAATCTGGCGAGTGCCTGTTCAACACCGTAGTTGGAATCCGGTCAAAAAAAGCAAAGGGCGAAAAGTTCGATAAATGGGAAAAGAAATTCTATCAAGAGAATAAAAACATAATTGACATAAAAACACGTCTCAGCGACGAGGAGCAAGCTTATAAAGATAAGCTGAATGAGATGTTGAACCTCAAATAGTTAGGAGGTGGGCACATGGCTGCTGATGGCTCAGTCATTATTGATACCAGAATGGACACATCAGGCGTGCAAAACGGCGTATCAGCAATCAGGCAGTCTTTTAACGGACTTGGCAGCGTAGTAAAAAAAATAGGCGTACTGATTGGCGGAGCATTTGCGATTGGGAAACTAGCCCAGTTTGGGAAAGAGTGCGTAGAACTTGGTTCCAATCTGGCAGAAGTGCAGAACGTGGTCGATGTTACATTTACAACCATGTCCGATAAGGTTAATGAATTTGCAAAGAATGCCATGACCTCAGCCGGATTATCTGAAACAATGGCAAAACAGTATGTCGGAACGTTCGGAGCAATGTCTAAGTCGTTCGGATTCTCAGAACAGCAGGCTTACGATATGTCAACAGCTCTAACACAGCTAACTGGTGATGTGGCATCATTTTACAACATTAGTCAGGACTTAGCTTATATAAAACTGAAGTCAGTTTTTACAGGAGAAACGGAAACACTTAAAGACTTGGGTTAACAATTAGCTCCCTTACACAGCAATGTGTATTGAATAACATGGTGAACGAAGAAATCTTCGGTGTGTTGCTTTATGAGCAATGCTAACGGTAAAAGCCTAAAATTATTTAAAAAACTTGTGGTTATGACACCTATATGATATAATATTTATAGGAGGTGATTTCCATGAGTGAAGAAATTTGGAAAGATATTAAAGGCTACGAAGGCCTGTATCAAGTAAGCAATCTGGGAAGAATAAAAAGCCTTGAGCGTAGATGTAAGGCAAGATGGTATACGAGAAAAGTACCAGAGAAAATTTATTCTCCTGCACTTGATACTTATGGTTATCCAATAGTCTCTTTGCATAAAGACGGTAAAAAGAAAACGATTACAATTCATAAATTGGTTGCAAATGCTTTTCTTAAAAAGCCGGACGGTTGCAATTCTATTAATCACATTGACGAAAATAAGCAGAACAATTGTGTTGAAAATCTTGAATGGTGTACTGTTCAAGAAAACAATGCTTATGGAACGAGAGTAGAACGGCTAAGAAAAACTCAGCAAAGAGCGGTTCTACAATGTGATTTAGATGGAAATGTAATTAGAGAATGGGAGGGGATGAACTTCCTTTGTAGAGAAACAGGATATGACCAAGGTTTAATATCTAAAGTATGCAATAATGTTCACAGACATCGTACTGCATATGGATTCAAATGGAAATTTAAATAATCATGGTAATACCGTGCTAAGCATCGAAGAGTCTCAATAAGAGGCTCTTTTTTGATGAAAGTGTAACGACTATTCCGTAAGGAAGTAGGTTTAGGGCGAAATTCCCTATTCTGAAGTGCCATGCATCCTATTTGGATGAAGAGATAGTCTACTCCCCTAATAAATATCGGGAAACCGAGGGTATAAAGGGTCGTTATGACACAAAGTGCACTTGACCAGTACGCACTGGCGAATGGTTATGGCAAAACCACATCTGAAATGACAGAACAGGAGAAAGTGGCTCTTCGTTTGGCTTTTGTGCAGAAACAGCTATCTACCGCATCTGGTGATTTCATTCGAACATCTGACTCATGGGCGAACCAAGTGCGAGTGATGCAGCTGCAGTTACAATCTCTCAAGGCAACAGTCGGACAGGGATTAATCAATCTCTTCACTCCCGTTTTGAGAGTTATTAATATCTTGCTCGGTAAGTTAGCAACTCTGGCAAATGCCTTCAAGTCATTTACGGAATTAATCACCGGAAAGAAATCATCTGGCCAGACAGGCGCAAGTGGTGCAGGTCTTGTCGGAACAGATGCAATAGCTGATACGGCAGACCAATATGGAAATGCTGCCGACAATGCCGAAAAGCTGGCAGATGCAACAAATGATACAGCAGACGCAACTAAGAAAGCCACTAAGGCGGCAAAAGGATATCTTAGTCCTCTCGACGAAATAAATAATTACTCAACGGATAAAAGTGCGGATTCATCGTCAAAAGTACCGGGCGCAACTGGCGGACTTGCAGATCAGATGAAAGATGCTGTACAAAATGTTGATTATGGAAAATTGGCAGAGGGTGAGACAGTTCTTGATAAAATGTCAAAACCGCTAAAAAAGATAATCGACAGATTTAAACAGTTGGCTAAGTTAATCGCAAAAGGATTCTGGGATGGATTAGGAGATTACGAACCAATTCTTGACGGAATAAAAAAGGATCTCGATTCCATATGGAAATCTTTAAAGGATATCTTCACTGATTCAGAAGTTGCTAAAGCAGCAAATAATTTTTTCGATTCATTCGCATATGCAATTGGACAAGTTGCCGGCTCATTTGCCAGAATCGGATTAACAATTGCGCAAAACATTATAGGCGGAATCGAAAAGTTTTTAAAGCAGAACACGCAAAGAATAAAGAACTATCTGATAGATATGTTCAATATCGGCTCTGAAATTGCACAAATAGGCGGAAACCTTGCAGTTGCTTTTGCTGATGTTTTCTCAGTTTTCGGCGAAGAAACTGCGCAGCAGATTACTGCTAATTTAATCGGAATCTTTACTGAAATTGGAATGGTTCTTACGGAAACAGCCGCAAAACTTGGCAGAGACATCCTTAACATGATTGCGCAGCCTTTTATCGACAACAAAGACATTTTGAAGTCAGCAATTGAGGGCAGCCTCGGAGTAATAGAAACTGTAACAAGTGGGGTCTTAACAGTTGTTCAAAACCTTAGTGATGCAATATCGAGGCTATACGATGAGCACGTAAAGCCGTTCTTTGATTCTATAGCGAATGGATTATCAAGCATATTTGAGACTCTGATAACTGGATACAACACCTATGTTCTTCCAGTTTTGCAAGGACTGGCAGAACAGTTCAAAGGGCTATTAGAGGGACCATTAGGGGATGCGATTTTAAAGATAGAAACATTCCTCGGAAAACTCATTGATTCTCTGAAACTTCTGTGGGAGTCAGTGTTAGTGCCTTTGATTAACTGGATAATCGCAAATTTGCTTCCGGTTGTGGCAAAGATAATTGACGTTGTAGGAACCACAGCAATAAAAGTCTTGGAATCATTAATTAAAATAATTGGTGATGTAGCAGACACTCTGAGCGGAATCATTGATTTCCTTGTAGGCGTTTTCACAGGAGACTGGGAACTGGCTTGGCAGGGAATAAAAGAGATTGCGGATGGAGCATGGAGTTTTATCAAAGATGTTGTGTCAGGTGCGTGGGAGATAATTAAAACCGTAACAAAAGGCGCGTTGAGTATAATAAAGAGCATCATCAGCACTGCTTGGAATGCGATTAAAGCATTGACTTCAACAATCTGGAACGCAATCAAAAAGACACTTTCTGGCCTTTGGAACTCTCTTAAATCCACAGCCAGCACAGTATTTAATGCAATTAAAACTAAAGTTGTAGGCGTATGGGACAGCGTAAAGAACAAGACATCCCGAACATGGGAAAGCGTAGCTACGTTCGTATCTAATAAAGTAGAAGCGATAAAAAATGCTATCACTAATAAGTTTAATGCCGCCAGAGATGCAGTCAAATCTGCATTTGAAGGTATTGTTAATTTCATTAAAGCTCCGATTAATCAGGCAATCAGCATTGTTAATAATGCAGTTGGGATGATTAATAATGCAATTGGTGGAATTGAATCTGCATTTTCCTTTGGGCCTTGGACTGTTCCAACACCGTTTGGTTCAAAGACTATTGGATTTCATGCAACATTTCCACGTATCGGAACTATCCCATATCTGGCCAGTGGCGCAGTTATTCCACCACGAAGCGAATTCCTTGCGGTATTAGGTGACCAGAAGAAAGGAAATAACCTGGAAGCACCGGAAAGCCTATTACGGCAGATCGTCCGGGAAGAGTCAGGAAAAGGACAGGGAGACGGAAATACCTACAATGTTACAGTTAATGCATCTGGCAGAAAACTGTTAGATATTATTATCAGTGAAGCTGAAATGAGAAGAAACCGGAATGGGAAGAACCCATTTGAGTTAGCGTAAGGAGAAGAATATGCCACAGGAACAATTTAAAATAGACAACGTTGTTATAAGAGCACCGGATAGTTACAAACCGGTGTTCGCAACCACTTCTACGGAAGACTCTAAAAGAAGTCAGGATTTGATTATGCACAATACACCAATGGGAACAATTGGCGGGTATGACATGCAATGGGGCGAGCTTACATGGGCTGAAATAGCAACCATACTAAATACTGTACTTAACAAAAGTCAATTTACATTCCACCACAAAGACCCAACTGTTCCGGGAAGATGGATAGACAGAACATTCTACGCATCAAATTTTAATATGGCTGCGCAAACTTTGAAAGACGGGGAAGAAAAGTGGACGGATTTGTCTATTAATGTAAGGAGGATTGAGCCGATTTGATAAATGTATCTACTCAGTTGAAGAAAGAATCTCTTACAAACAGAAATTATTACGTGACAGCAAATGTTACATTGTCAAATGGTACAACTCTTAAGCTAGGCAAAAAAGACTTTTATCTGTCTGGAAATAGTCTCGTAGATTCAGCAGACTCTGGGGACTTCCCGGTGGGTGTAGCAATAGAAAAAACGGCAAGCTTATCATTGGTAAATGATGACGGACGCTTTGACGGATATAATTTTAATGCTGCAAGGTTTGTTATCTTTCTCAATGTGCAGTTATCTGACAGGATAGAAACTATAAAGAGAGGTACTTATATTGTATCGAAAAAGCCTGCAACGGCAAGCGAAATAAGTCTTTCTCTCTTAGATAAGATGCATAACACTGATAAGACATATGATTCTAACCTGTCTTTTCCTTGCACAGTCAAGGAACTGCTCTCAGAATGCTGTCAGCAATGTGGAATCACTCTTGGAGATGCAATGTTCCCAAATTCGGATTTTCAGATTCAGCAAGCACCATCTAATGCGACATACCGTACAGTAATCGGAATGTGTGCCGGGATAGCCGGTGGAAATGCAAGAATCGACGAAAATGACTTACTCAGGATTATTACGTTTGATAAGACATTTACCAATACGACTATTTACGATGGCGGAACAGTAAAAAATTGGACAAATGGTGATGATCTGGATGGTGGCACGCTTAATCCATGGACAACAGGGACTGTGATTGATGGTGGTACGTTAAGCAATAACGATTATCACGCGTTATTTTCAATTCAGAATCTACAATATGACGTAGATGATGTTATTGTAACAGGCGTCAAATATGTAGAAGATGAGACAGAATATATGTCGGGTCAGGACGGCTATGTAATCACTATTGATAATCAGCTATTGTCAGGAAATGCACAGGTGGGAGTCGAAGCTATTGGAAATCAATTAATCGGCCTACGAATGAGACCTTTTTCATGTGATGGAATCGCTAACGGATATGCCACTTTCGGCGATCCGGTTGAATTTATTGACACTAAAAATCGTGTTTTCAGATCATTTGCAACCGACATAGAGTTTGTGTTTGGCGGTGCAACTGCATGGGGATGTAACGCAAAGAGTGCCGAAGAAGATGTGAGCGAGTTTATTGGTGGACAGCAGGCAGTGGTAGAACAAGTAAAAAAAGACACAGAGAAAAAGCTATCTGCATATGACGTAAAGCTCAAACAGATGAATGAACTTGCAGCGAACACGCTGGGTTTCTTCTATACAGAGGAAGCACAAGAAGATGGTTCCGTAATTACGTACCGGCATGATAAGCCTACACTTGCTGATTCTAAAGTAATTTATAAAACAAGTGCTGATGGATTCTTCTTGTCAGTAGACGGCGGTCAGACATGGAAAGCCGGCTTTGATAGTAATGGAGATGCCGTTCTGAATATTCTCTATGCCATCGGTATTCAATCAGAATGGATTAACACGAGAGGTTTTACAGCAAAAGACAATAATGGGAATACGACATTAAGAATAGATGCCAACACAGGCGCTGTCACATTAGAGGTTGAAAACTTTACACTGAAAAGTAGAACTATTGAACAGATTGCCAAGGACGTTGTGGATGGGTCAGTTCGTAATGTGACTATCCCGAACTATTATGGCACGTATACACCAACATTGCAGAATTATCCGGCATCTGAGTGGAAAAGTGAAGAATATGAAAAGCATGACGGCTCGATATTCATGAACTTCTCTACAAGTCAGGTATATATGTTTTCTGGGACTGATGGCACTTGGCGGGAACTGGATGCTGAAAAAATTGTCAATTTTGAAAGAGTTTTTAACGCTTTAACGGATAACGGTAAGCAAGAAGGAATTTATATGCAGAACGGACATCTGTATATAAACGCTTCTTACATTAAATCAGGTCAGATTTCAGCCGATTTGATTAGCTTGAAAAACATCAACGTTACAAACAGTTCTGGGGTATCAACATTTGCGATTGATAACTACGGAAATGTTACGCTCAGGCCTAATACATTTGCGTTAACAAACGGCGATACAATATACAGCATTGCGGAAGATAAAGCTTCGACAGCGTTATCAAACGCGAACCGCTATACAGACAATGCACTTAGTGATCTCGACATAGGGAAAATGTCTAAACAAGAGATTATTGATGTGCTAAGCGATAACAGCAATAATAAAGGTCTGTATTTATCAAATGGCAATGTGTATATGAATGCCGATTATATTAACACGGGTGAATTAGCAGGATGGAAAGTTGGACTTAAAAAGCTTTCAGCAAGTGGCACGTATGGAGAAGTAACGCTAGATGCTTCAACTGGAGAGATCTATTCAGAGACGAATACAGGAGTATATGTACCGGGGTACGGCACGTTGTATGGAACACGAATTAGAGGAATCAATCTTTATACAGGAACCGTACACGCAAGCTCAGCCTCGATTGATACTAGTGTTTCGGTGGGCAGCGTTTCGACATCAAAAAAAGTTGAAGCAGGTACACATGTAGAAGCTAGTGGACATTTCTACAGTGCAGGTACGGGGACAGACCTTGCAGATGCTTCTATCAGAGGAAAGTTGAAAGTAAGCGGGACAAAATCAAGATCAGTTTTGACGGTAGACTATGATGAACAGCTCTTTTACTGCTATGAAATGCCAACCCCATTCTTTGGAGATATCGGTGAATCTGTAATATCGGATGACGGGACTTGTATGATTGACATAGATGATATCTTTCAGGAATCTGCAAATGTCGGCATTAAATATTATGTGTTCTTGCAAAGAGAAGGAAAGGGTGACTGCTGGGTGGCTGAGAAAGAGCAAAATTATTTTATTGTAAAAGGAACTCCGGGACTTAAATTTTCGTTTGAAATCAAAGCAAGACAGGCTCAATATGAGCATATGCGATTTACTGATCCGGGAGATACGGCTTATACAGACGCAAAAGATGTAGAAATTCCGGAACCAGATTATGAGTCAGAAGAAACAGAAATTCCGGAACCAGATTATGAATCAGAGCTTATCAACGACAGATTGAGTATTATTAATCAGATGGAGGTAATATCATGAAGAAGATTTTAACAAGTTTTATGAATCTTAGCACCGGAGAAGGAAGCCGCATTGCTTATACCTATTCAGAAGTAGATGAAAACACAGGAAGCATCATCAGCCAGAACAATAAAGGTAATTTCCTTGTGATGAATGACGATGTGCAAAAAAATCTTGATTCCGTAAAGGATTACATAAAAAATAATTTCCTTTCATAAAGAGGTAAGTCTAATATGGCCGATACATATACAATACAATTCCGGCGCGGTATGTACGCCGATTTTGATACATCGAAAATTCGCCCCGGAGAGCCCGTTGCGATTCTTGGCAATGACCCGTCCGTTCCATCTGGTAAAGCCTTATACATTGCATTTGCGGCTAATGATGTAAGGCGGTTGTGTTCCATTGAGGACATTTCAGAGATGGTCAATGCTGGACATTTTGTTGGCCCGCAGGGTCCAAAAGGCGAAAAAGGAGATAAAGGAGAGAAAGGCGCAGAGGGTCCTGCTGGCCCGCAGGGTCCAAGGGGTGAAAAAGGAGATAAAGGTGATCCGGGAGAAAAGGGTGCGGATGGCACCGTAGCATTTGAATCGCTGACACCCGAGCAGAAAGAATCACTAAGGGGTATCTCTATCACAGCGGTCAGTATCGACACAGATGGAAATTTGACAATAACATTTTCAGATGGTGATAGTGAAAATGTTGGTAATATTATAGGGCCTCAAGGTCCGCAGGGACCACAAGGTGAAAAAGGAGATGTTGGTCCACAAGGTCCACAAGGCCCACAAGGAGAAAAGGGTGAACAAGGAAATGATGGAACATCTCTTAATATCCTTGGTACAAAAGAATCTGAGGCAGACCTCCCTTTAAGCGCAGAGAAGAACGACGCGTATTTAATAAATGGAGAAATGTGGGTTTTTAACGGCACAAATTGGAACAATGCTGGCAGGATTCAAGGGCCGCAAGGTCCGCAGGGACCAGTTGGTCCGCAAGGGCCAAAGGGCGACCCGGGACCGCAGGGCATAAAAGGAGACCCCGGAGAAAAAGGAGAGCAGGGAATACAGGGTCTAAAAGGCGATACTGGGCTGCAAGGTCCACAGGGACCAGTTGGTCCAAAAGGCGAGCAAGGCGATGCTGGCGTGCGAGGAATCACATTCACTCCTGTTGTAGACAGCAAAGGAAACATAAGTTGGAGTAATGACGGAGGACTTGAAAACCCCCAGACAGTAAATATTACCGGGCCGCAAGGCGATACGGGTGCAAAAGGAGATACTGGACCGCAGGGAGAAAAAGGTACTACGTTCGTCCCAAATGTGGACACTGATGGGAATATAAGCTGGAGCAACACAGATGGAATTGCCAATCCCGAAACAGTAAATATCAAAGGGCCAAAAGGAGACAATGGGAGTGATGCGACTGTCCCGATTGCTACAATTGGAATTCTTGGTAAGGTTAAGCCTGACGGCAAGACAACATTCATAGATGAAGACGGAACACTCCACGCAAAAGGTGGTGGCGCAACCGTTACTCCCAAGCCCGTAAACAACCCAACGATCGAGAACTTAAACGCATCTGTAACGATTAAATGGCAAGACCCTGAAAACACGGTAATCAGTGGTTCAACATTCTCTACATGGGCTGGTACAAAACTTGTAATGAAAGAAACAGGCTATCCCGCAAATCCAGATGACGGAACGCTTGTGGTTGATAATACAACGAGAGATAAATACAAAACAACAGGATATACCGTTACAGGGCTGACAAACGGCAAGCAATATTACTTTGCACTGTTTCCATATTCTACCGATGGCGTATATAACTACGATGCGGGTAACAGACTTCTCGGCGAACCAGAAGAGGATTTGAAGATTGTCACATTTGCCGACGGAACGGATGCTGAAATTGCAAAGATGATTGAAGCGCACTACGCAGGTAAAATCAACATTGGAGATTATTGGGCGGTTGGCGACAAGAGGACAATTCATCATAACGCCATGCCTGCAACTGGCGTAAGTGAGTCACACAAGGCAAATGATTACGCTTATGTGATTATCGGAATTGAACATGATGATTTAGTGACTGCTATCAATGGCAAGACTAAAGCTGCTATTACAATTCAGACAGAACGTATGTTGTATTTAGACACTACGACAGAATATAACACCTCCTATGGTGCATCACATGAATGTGGTTATATAAACGGTTCAAGTACAAATAGTGGTGGTTGGGAAAGCTGCGCAAGACGTACGTGGTGTAATAATGTGTACAAGAAATGTTTGCCTACTTATATTCAAAATATGATGAAGCAAGTCAAGAAGTTGGCATCTGTAGGAAGCCGTAGCAGTACGATTAAAGCCTCAAATGACTATGCATTTTTACTTTCTGAAATTGAGGTTTTTGGCAGTATAAAGTATTCTTTCACAGGCGAGGGAGAGCAGTATCAGTACTTTAAGAACGCAACTGCTAATATATATAAGAAACCGTACTTTAGCAACAATTTCGTGTCTGGCCGCTATTGGGAACGTTCGCCTTACATCAGCAGCGAAAAAGGCTTCTGTCATGTGGACATGGACGGGAAATCGTACTACAGTGGCGTCAGCTACACTCTTGGCATTGCCCCCTGCTTATGTCTCTAAAATCCTAGCAAATCCCATCTACCGCCGTAAGGCGGTTAAAAGGATTTGCGACAAACGCAATCTTCCCATCAGGTTAAGAGAAACTGGATATTCGTGAACAGTATCAGACAATTGGGAAAGTAAATCAATGAATTATTTATAGTTGAATGGCTAAGAACAGGAGGTGCATATGGACAAAAAGGAAATTGCAAATATCTACAAAGCTATCAATCGAGTTTCAAACAGGCTGAATGAGATGTCTGAGAAGTTAGATGTTGTGATGCAGATGCTTAATGCGGAATCTAATCGTAAAATTCTGATTAATGGTGATGGAATTGACGGTCTGGCTGAACTTGTATCAACGCATGATTCAGCACTTGATGAACTGGCTACTTTAGTTGTGGGCATTGGAGGTGAAAACAATGGTTAAATTTTTTGAAGAACGAGTAATCAATGGGCTGAAAAAATGGACAGATGTTCCTGAGTTGTGGAATAAGAAGGTGATTGAAAAGTTGAAAAAAGATGGCTATGTACTGAATGAGGATGGAACAGTAGAAAGAGCAAGTTCGCTACAGTAAACGTTATATACGCAGGAAAAATTTGAGAGGATTTTCGCATGACAAATAATCAAAAAGCAGTTCTCAGAAAGATTATTTACGCAGTCGAAACCGGCGGACAGGTTTACGGACAGCAAAATTATTCGGACTTCACGGAAGCCTACACCAATTCTTCTGAAGAACACGCAATTACAATCGGGGCAGGGCAGTGGTACGGAATCGAAGCAAAAACACTTCTGGAACGAATTTACGATGCTGACCCGGAACAGTGGGAGAAGATAGACAAGGTCAGACTTTTGGAACAGGTCCAGACCGCAAACTGGGAATACTTCAATATTTCCAGAATATCACAGCTTGCTGATACCATAGTTGCCCTTATTTCGTCCGATTTGGGTATTAAATGCCAAGATAGCCTTATGGATGAACAATTAGCCACCTATGCAGAAGAAGCCCTTAAACAGGGCGTTACTGACGCCAGAGCGCAAGCTATGTGTGTGAACTTTAGGCACCAAGGCGGGCGGGGAGCGGTAACGAGGATTTTGGCAAAGACTCAGAAACCATATACACTCGACAATCTCTATGCAGCCTGCCAGACGGACACAGGGAATCAAGTCGGGGCATATAAGAGCAGACAAAGATTTGTTTATAACGCATTAAAGACATATTTTCCAGAAAGCGAGGATACAGGCATGAACGCGATTGACAAATTAATCCAGATTGCAAAGAATGAAACCGGATATCTTGAAAAGGCAAGCAATAGTCAGCTTGATAGTAAGACAGCAAATGCCGGAGAAAATAATTATACGAAATATTGGCGAGATATTAAGCCAGATTATCAAGGACAGCCATGGTGCGCAGCGTTTGTTTCGTGGTGCATGATGAAAGCATTCGGATTAGACACAGCAAAGAAACTTTTGAAACACTGGCCATACGTTTACTGCCCGACAATGGCAGATTTGTTTACTTTGAACAGCAATCCAAAAGTTGGAGATATTGTTATTTTTTATCGAAATGGCACATTTACACACACTGGAATCGTAATAAAGGTATCAGGAGATCGGTTCTGGACAGTCGAAGGAAACACTTCTAGTGGCTCTGCAATTATTGCAAATGGCGGTGGTGTATGCCAAAAAAGTTACTATAACAGCAACCTTCCCGGAACAAAATTCTGCACTCCAAACTATAACTTAGTGAAGAATGCAACACCAGTTTCAGATACGGCCAAAAAGCAGAACACTAGAGCCTACATTGCGCAGATTAAAAAAGACACAAAATGTTATACAAAATCAAACAAAAACAGCCCGTCAAAGATGTTCCCAAAACTGAAAAAAGGTGCAGTTGTAGAGGTAATGAAGTACACAGAAACCGACAGTTCAGGGTTGAAATGGTACTTCATCCGGATCCCGCATCCGACAGAAGGGTTTGTTTTTGAATTTGTTCCAAAAGGAACATTCACCAGAATCACAGGAATTTCTAAATGATTGTCCCGGGGAATTAACCCCGGGAGTTTTATCTTTAAACATATTTAGCATCACTTCGGAAGTTTTAGACTGTTATCGTTAGTCACACGTTAGTCACAAACAAAAATATTGTTTCCTAATATAATAGTGCCCAAAATACTGTATTTACAGGCATTTGCACATTCTTCTAAATTTCATTTATTAGTCACAATCAATAAAATTAGAATAATGAAAATGAAATGTGGGAAATCCTTGCAAAATCGCTAGAAACGTTGATTTTAATAGGGTTTCCGGCATTTCGATAATGATATTTCGGTTGTCTTAGAAAGATTAAAATGGGTTCCGTTAGTCACAGTTAGTCACAAATGGAACTTTTATCTTTTCTATTTCTGTTCGAAGTTCTTCCAGCGTCCTGTGACCGTACACAGCATTTGTAACATCTCCGCCAAAAGAGTGGCCGAGCATTCGTTTTCGGTCGTTCTCACGGACACCATATTTTTCACACAACATAGAAAAGGTGTGTCGACAATCGTGTGGCGTGTGCTTCGGATTGCCGACGATTCCCAAACGTTCCAGTGTAGGATAGAACAATGCTTTTCTATGGTGTTGCTGAGTATATATACATAGTTTCCCATCTTGTGTCAACACTTTCTGTTCAGCAAAATGGTATATAGCAGGATGTATCGGAACAATTCTGTTTTTGCCGGCTTTTGTTTTAATTCCGCCCTGAAAGTATCTTTCTTCTAAATTGGTCGTAAGTTTCAGCACTTCACCAATTCTCCAACCAGAATAGCACATAATAAGAATGAGCTGCACTTCCGGGTCGTCGGCATTATTCCACAGCACTTGCATCTCCTGATCAGAAAATGGCGTTCCATGTTCGGTGTCATTATCAGCATTGACATGGACATATAGCGCCTTATTTTCCGTTACGATTTCTGAATATACAGCATATTTGTACATCTGCTTGAACAGAGTCAAAATAGCCATCTGGCTTTGTTTTTTCAGTTTGCAGTCATCAATAACCTTTTGCATATCAGGAGCCTTTAAATCTTCGAATATGCGATTGTGCAGAACGGTGCAGTTTGTATAAGCTGTCCGGTATGCTTCTTTCGAACTGTATGACAGTTTCGTCCTCTCTGGGAACTTCCACGCATAAAACTGTTTATATACATCTGAGAACGTCAATTTCTTGATTTCCGGGTGTTTATCCTCGACGCCCTTAATTGTATTGTAGTCGGCAATCAAGCGGCTTATAAGAGTGTCTATGTCGGTTGTGGGGGATACCTCAAGAGTCCGCTCCATGCCTGGTTGATACGTGCCGGCTTTGTAAGCTGTCAGGACAGTAAAGCCTTTTATCCAGTCATCCACGTAGCAGATCGCCGGCGGACGTTTTAGTTTGCCAGTATCATCCGGTGTAGCCGGTGGATGCACTGCGAAGCAGTTTCTCCGGTTCTTGCCAAGGTACCGAATAGAGCCGAAGTTATTCGGCAATTTTGGATATTTCTTTCTTTTCTTCGCCATTTTTATTCCTCTTTTCTTTATGTAGCTGTTTTAGGTATAAAAACAACAGCCGAACAAATTTTCTGTCTTGCTCGACTGCTCCGAAGATGATACAATATGTTTGCCAGAATATTACATTTCTTCGGAGATGTATAAATGCCGTCTCGGTACGCCAATACCGGGGCGGTTTTTATTTTTTATTCTATTTCTTCAATGTCAAGAGAATATCCAAGAACTTCTCCAACGTCTGTGCATTTTCCTTTTAAAGTAACGGTGTCTCCCTTTGACATGGATGCTATTTTGGATTTCTGGTCGTCACTTTTGATGTAACACTGGACTCCAATAATCTCAAAATCTCCATCAGCCATAAGGTCAATATATTTTCCGGCTGCATCAATGTTACTGAGTTTTCCGGTGATCTCAAGATATTTGCCTTTGTATTTATCAGATGCGCCCATTGCATTACTGTCAAGATCAGACATCATATCATTGACTGATACGGATGTGTATTCAATTGGTGTAGGCGTATCAACTTCTTTTGCAGATTCCGTCTTTGCAGATGTGCCGGAAGAAGATGTGGTGTTTGAATCCGAATTTCCACCAACGGCACCGATAACGCCAACAACGACAACTGCTAAAACTACCCATTTGAGTTTTCCACCTTTTTTCTTACTCATAGAATTGCTCCTCCTAATAGCTTTATTCGCCACATTTCGCACTTTCCATGCGGATTATGTATTTTGTACCGCTGATTTTGCAATATTATGTAAAGTACGGTTATTCGTGGTATTTTTATTTTATCATTTTAAGAGCATATTGTAAAGATTTAGAACGAAATAGAGTGATTTAGATGAAAAAGAAATGTTTTTTTCTATAAAATAGTGAGAGTTCATGTATATCATTGGCAGTTGCCAAGAGTCGGAATAGGTGGTATAATAGCAAGAGTGAACTAATGTTCGGTTCTATTTCCCGCAAGCCGAACATATACTGTAGTGTAGGCGGTAGTTGTACAGGGAGGGTTGTTTATGGATTATAAGAAGGAAATTATTGAGATGATACAGAAGATAGAAAACAGATGTTGGCTGAGGTCAATATACATTTTCATAAAAACATTAATCGGTTAAAAAGAAAAGCCAAGGGTTTGCACATTGCCCTTGGCTATTTTCTTATTTCTTTTTGTAAATCATGTCTAGGAGCTTTTCTAAGTTATCCCATCCAGAATCATCCAGTTTTGCTAGAGCATTGATGAGACGGTATTTAAAATCATCGTCACTAGACTTTAGAACATTTCCGAACAGCTTAGAAATTTCATCATTTTTGTTCTCTGGCTGAAACATTTCTCCAGTTCCACTTCTTAGCCATTCTTCGTTTACGTTAAATTCTCTGCAAACATCATCAATAGTCCGATCTGACGGAACTTTGCTTCCCATTTCAATTTGCGCTACAAAATTCCTACTTATCTTTAGTTTGTCTGCAAATTCTTGCTGAGTTACGTTTAATTCTTTTCGCAACTCTTTAAACCTGTCTTTCAATTTAATTCCTCCTTTCTGAAAATATAATATCATAAAATGTTTACAAAGTCAACAAAAAGGTATTGACAAATGTTGTCTGAGGGACTATACTGTGTTTACAAGGTAAACAAAGGAGGTGAAGAAAAATGTTAGACTGCACCGTCAGTAAAAATATTCTCGGTCAGGTTTCAGTTCAACTCGAAATGACGAGCCACGACTGGTCGAAATTAAAAATGTCCGGCGTGTGGAGTCAGGTGGAACAGATTCTAATGGAATCTGAAACACAAAGTAGCCGCTGCTTCCACCATATCCAGACAAACAAACCGGAAGAGACATGTTGTACAAGCTGTCGGAAGAAACGGTTTTTCCACCGATTTTCCGGTCTGAAGAAGCAACGATAGTTGGCAACTTATTGCATGGATATGTAATTCCGTTAATAACAATGGAGACATCTGTGATTGATATTACGGAATTTGAGAGATTGTCGAACTGGATATAAGCCAAAGCCAGTTGTTTTTCTGGGCTATATCCAAAATAAGGCAAGCTTAAATGAAGATTACGCCGTGATTGAAATAATTGCCAAGCAGTTCCAGCAGACCCTATTAACCCAAGGATAAAAGAAACATTTTCAAACGTAATGATTCCTTTAGCCGATTTTAAAATTGAAATAATTTGATTTATTTTAATCACCTCCCATCTACTGGGAGTATATCACAAGAAAAGAGGTGAGTATATGTCTGAAAAAGAAAAAAGAATCATTGAAAAGCTGAAAGACGCGATTCCTAATATGTCAGAGTTTGACAAAGGATATATTCTCGGTAAGACGGAAAGTTTTTCTGAGAATAATCTAGAGAAAAAATCAGATAAGAAAGAAGTAGTTAATTCAAATTAAAAAGGAGAAGTATGAACGAATTAAAAATCACAGAGTACAAGGGCATTCGAGTTCTTACTACTCAGCAAATTGCGAAAGCGTATGAAACTGATAGGAAAGTAATTTCCTACAATTTCAATCATAATAAGGAAAGATACATAGAAGGAAAACATTATATTTGTCTTACAGACGATGAATTAAAGGCGTTTCGTGAAATTCACGATTTGCCGACCAATCTCAATAAATTGTACCTCTGGACAGAGAAAGGAGCTTTCCTTCATGCCAAGTCATTGAATACCAATAAGGCATGGGACGTGTACGACAGGCTTGTCGATACATATTTTGAAAAGCCGCATGCAAAACAGCTTTCTCCAGTGGAAATGATGCGTATTCAGCTTGGAATGATTGACGATCACGAGAACCGCATTGAGAACCTTGAAAACACCATGACTATTGACTACGCACAGCAGGAATCTATTAGAGACTTAGTGTCAAGTGTCGTAATTGCTCACCTTGGTGGGAAAGAGTCAAATGCTTACAAAGAAATTGGCAAGAAAGTATTTGCTGAATGCAACAGGGATATAAAGACTTACTTCACAGTAAATGCCCGCAATAACATTCCTAAGCTGAGATTTGAAGAATCTATGGAATATGTCAGAAATTGGCATCCATGCACCAATACAGTAATGATGATACGTGACTGTAACGCTCAAATGAGTATCAGTTAGAAAAGAGGTTTATATGAGTGCAGTTGATAATTACGTAGAGCAGAATGCACAGATTCATCAGTTCGCCGCAGAGGTTGCGAGAATTATATCAGGCATTCCACAGATGCCGGAGTTCTCTTCAGAGAATATGACTGTAGCCGATGCGAGTCAACTGATCGGACTTCCTATTACAGCAATCCGGGCAGGGATTGTGTACGGATGGTTGCCAATCGGTGTGGCTGTGCAGAATAACAAGCCAGCAAAAAACCTTTCCGGTGGCCGAATCACATATATCATAAGTCCCAGAAAGGTTTATGAAGTAACTGGTCATGTCTGGAAAGGCAAAGAGGCTCTCAATAAGTGAGTGCCCCGGAGGGAGCCGAAACCTCCACCCCGGAGCTTTGCACCACTAAAATGCCTTAGTGGATAGATACATTATAGTTCTCTATCTGCTAATTGTAAAGACAAATAAGAAAAAATAAGGAGAAATTAGCTAGATATGAGTGAAATTAAAAACGAAAGCCAGCTTACATGGGCTGACATTGAAGTAGCACTTGCGACTGAAATTGTCGAAGAAAGCAAGAAAAAGTCAAAAAGATGGTTCACTGCATGGATTGTGACAGTTGCCGCACTGGTGGCAAGCAACCTTGCGTGGATTGCAGGAGAAATGAAATAAAATGAAAGAATATATGCTAATTGCTGTTTGTATGCTTGCCGGGAAATATGTGGATATACCTATCTGGTTGAATATTTTTTTCGGTATCTCGGCAGCATGGGCAGTACGCCAGATGAAAGCAGACTGGCAGTAGAAAATAAGGAGGATAAGAAGATGTTCGAGAAAGAGATTGATGAAATATATGGATTATGCAAAAGAGTTGTGAACGAAGTTCCGACAGCAAATATCACCTTTGATTTTTCGGGCTACGGTTTGGGAGTAAGAGGGGTTAAAAGGGAAGAAGATGTTCTCCTTCTCAAAGACAAATTTAAATGGGATTTGTACCAAAACGTATCTTTTAACCCATTTTATGAGAAAGAAAGTCGTGAAAGCCTCAGAATAATCAAAGCTTTCTTGTTGGAACTTCTGATAGATGGGAGGTGCCCGTTAGATGCTGAATCAAATGGAGCTGAAGCTCCTGCCGACAATGGAACTGATAACGACAGTAAATGGGCTTCTGTCAGAGCTGAATAAGCGGAAGCAGTACATTATTGACTGGGAGAACCCGGACATGTATCTGAATCATCTTGAATATCACAGTGCCAGTGGGTTGCTTCCGGGTGGCAGTATTAGCCCTGCAAGGGGAGATGGTTCTGACAATGTTTACTGTTTTTTTAGCGAGGTGGAGAAAGATGCAGGAGAGGATTAACGAAATTCTTAATTTGATAGATGGGCAGCTTTCTATTGTGACAGATAACCCCATTGAAGAATCATACAAGGCAAGAACATTGGCGAGCTACGTACAGGCTCTGAACGGGCTTTTAACGGCTCAGAAATCGTATAAGGAGGAAAGTTCCGATGAATGAAAGAGAGGTTATAAGAAATCTTTTAGAAGCTTTTCGTTTGAATGAGCGATTCGAAAATCTTCTTTTAAATGAAGTGCAAAATCACCAATATAAAATCTTTGGATTTATGGAAATTGATATAACTATAAATTCAGAAGAAGTAGAAGTTCCTGTTTTGTCAAGCGCCACTTCTTTTATTTCGAAAGCAATAGAAAAAATATTGGATATTGAAAGAGATTCCGAAACAGGAGATGAGTGTACTGAAATATTGTGTGATTACGCTACAAATAATAATTCTTGTGAAAAAATAGAGGATTACGTGGAAAAGCTTATTCAGCTAAAAGGAAGAGGTAAGAAAAATGAGTGAATTTGAAATCCGTATTCCGGCGAGAAAGAAACAGCCTGCAACTGATAAGGATAACCCGGTCGTGAAAGTATCAACAGACGCTTACAATGCACTGGTTGAAATCTATAACGAATCAACCTTATCAATGAAAGATATCGCAAGCTTGCTGATTATTGAGGGCAGCAAACATGTGGTTTATGACAAGGAGGAATAGTAATGGCAACACCCGTATTAATTATTGGAAAATCTGGTTCTGGCAAGAGCACCAGTCTTAGAAACTGCCAGAATGAACATTGGAATCTTATTAGAGTATTGAATAAACCGCTTCCGTTTAAAGGAAAGATTGACGGATGGTTTACAGATGATTACCAACAGGTAATGAAGTGTCTGATCGCATCAAAAGCGGAGTCAATTGTGATTGATGATGCAGGATATCTTATTACGAATCATTTCATGAAGGGACACGCTTCTGCCGGAAAAGGCAATGCAGTGTTCGCTCTGTACAATGATATTGGAGACTATTTCTGGAATCTTATCCAGTTCATTGTAACAAAAGTACCGCAGAATAAAATTGTTTACCTTATGATGCATGAGGAAAAAGATGACTCCGGGGAAGTAAAGCCTAAGACAATTGGTAAGCTTCTGGACGAAAAAGTTTGCATCGAGGGCATGTTTACCATCGTTCTTCGATGCATCGAAGAGAGTGGAAAGCACTTATTTGTCACTCAGTCCAGTCAGGGAGCGGTAAGTAAGTCCCCGATCGGGATGTTTGACAGTTTAACTATTGATAACGACCTTGCAGAAGTTGACAAGGTTATCAGAGATTATTATGAATTAGGAGGAACAGACAATGCAGAAACCAAATAATTACGATACTACACAGGCAGCAGGAGAATTTGAACCAATTAAGCTTGGTGGTCATAAGATGGTAATTAAGCAGATATCAGAGAAAAAAACACAGGGTGGACTCGATATGCTCGTTATCTTGTTTGATTTCGCAGAAGGAGACGAACAGGCCGGCTATTTCATGAAACAGTTTGAGAACGATATCCGTCCAGACAAGAAATATCCGAATGCAGGTACTAATTACATGGTTATTGATGAGGGTGTAGATTATGGTGTCCGTAACCTTAAAACATTTATCACATGCGTAGAAAAATCAAATCCGGGATTTGCCGTTAAGTGGGGCGATAACTTCGGGCAGCAGTTTAAAGGAAAGCTGATCGGTGGAATCTTCCGTCTTGAAAAAGACTGGTACGATAACAAAGAAGTAAAACGTCACAAGCTTGCATGGTTCCGAAGTATTGAGGGAATTAAGGATGCAGATATCCCAGAAGAGCGTACCACAAAAGCCTATGACGATCATCTGAAAGAAGAAGCTATCATGGGAGCAAATCCGTCAGGTACGGACTTCATGAGTATTCCAGACAGCGTGGCAGATGATGTCCTTCCGTTCAATTAAAAGGATGTGTTTTTAATGGTTATACAAGCGGACACAAGAGAACACAAAAAGGAATGGGAACGGATTCAAAAACAGTTTGATGACATTGGAGTACAGTATTTCAGATCAAAGTTATATTGTGGAGATTATCAGTCGCTTGACAACGCAAAGCTCTGTATTGACCGTAAGAAGGATTTACAAGAGCTTTGTGGAAATGTCTGCCAGCAACACGAAAGATTCAAGGCAGAACTTATCAGGGCACGTGAAGCCGGTATTCAGCTGATTATCCTATGTGAACATGGACCAGATATTAAATCAGTTGGCGATGTGTATTTTTGGGAGAACCCAAGGAAACACAAAGTTATCTGGAGGACGATAAACGGCAAAAAAGTAAAGACTGTAATCTCTGACAAGGCTGTTGATGGCTGCCAGTTGTATAAATCTCTCTGCACAATCAGAGATAGATACGGAGTCCGATTTGAATTCTGCACGAAAGAAGAAACTGGGTGGCGGATCGTGGAGCTGCTGTCATGACTAAGGGAGAAATCAAACAGTCAGTAAAAATGCCAGAAATTCTCTCCAGGTACGGGCTAAGGCCGAATAGAGCAGGATTTATATGTTGCCCTTTTCACAAGGAAAAGTCAGCATCCTGCAAAATCTACGATGATTCCTTTTACTGTTTCGGCTGTGGAACTGGCGGTGATGTGTTTGATTTTGTGATGCAATACGAATCCGTCCCTTTTAGTACGGCGTTTATTGAGCTGGGTGGCACTTATATATCAAAAAAAGGTAAAAGCCGCAACCAGATCAGACATGAAATGCGAGATATTAAATCAAAAAAACACAACCCTGTTCAGGATCCTAATGAGATTGAGCAGGTAGAAAAGAACATACTTATGTACGAAACAGCACTAAAAACGTTCCCTCCTGATTCAGAAGAGTGGTATATGTGCCAGTTTAATCTTGAGAAAGAAAAAAGCAGATACGAAATGTTATCAGCTAAGTCAGGAGGTGAGAAAAATTCTTGAAAATATTGAAAACTTACAGGCACAAGACTTTATGGAAAAGCAGTTGTATGAAGAGCTTTTTTCAGTAAAAAGTAAAATTGACCGCTCAGAAATCAAGTTTAAGCTGATGGACCGGGCAAAAAGTGTGAAAGCGAAGCATATAGCAGAAGAGTTCATAAAGGAATTCCAGAAAGCAGAACAGGAAAAGGAAAAAGAAGAAAAAGTAAATCGTTCTATGCAGTTAGTTGAAAACATCACAAACTTTTATCCTGATTCTGTTGATAAGGAATATCCTAACATGGCTTGTGGTAGCTGGATAGCTACAGAGAACGGAATATTTTCCTCTGAAACATCTAAGGCAAGAGAACTTGTATGTCACCACCCGATCATGCCGATACGTCGTCTAAAAAACATCGAGACAGGAGAGGAACAGATCACGGTGGCTTTTAAAAGGGATGGATATTGGACAGAAATAACTGTTCCAAAAATTGACATTGTGACTTCCAGGGCAATAACTAATCTTGCAAGGTTCGGGGTGCAGGTCAACTCAGAGAATGCAAGGCTTCTCGTAAAGTATCTGGCGGATGTTGAAATGTACAATGCCGATATGATCGACATACAGCACTCTACAAGCAAACTGGGGTGGCATGGTAATACATTTGTCCCTTACGACCTTTCAATCGTTTTTGACGGTGAATACCGCTTTAAAATGCTATTCCAAAGTATACAGGAAAGTGGAGACTACTTCAAGTGGGTGACTCTGGCTAAGCAGCTACGATCATGCGGACGATTGGAACCGCGAATAGCACTGGCAGCATCTTTTGCGAGTGTTCTTATACAGCCGCTTGATGCGCTACCGTTCATCGTAGATTTCTATGGGCAGACAGGAGGCGGAAAGACGGTAACAATCAATATAGCGGCATCGGTTTGGGGGAATCCGGCACCGGGAGCCTACGTTGGGAATTTTCGTTCAACAGATACATCATTGGAGACAAGGGCAGATATGCTCAATAACTTTCCGATGATTCTGGACGACTCGAAGAATGCTTCTCAGTATATCCGGGATAACTACGAAACATTGATTTACAATCTCTGTTCTGGCAAAGGAAAAGCACGTTCAAATAAGGACCTCGGAGCAGCTAAGGAAAATACATGGAGTAATGTGACTATTTGCAACGGTGAGAACCCTATTTCGGAATTTGCAGATTCCGGCGGAGCTATCAACAGAATTATTGAAATTGAATGTTGTGAGGATATTTACGAGAATCCAGCAGAGATTAACGGCATTGTCGTGAAGAACTACGGCTTTGCTGGAAGAGTGTTCGTTGGAAATCTCAAACAGTTCACATCGGATGATCTGAAAGAAATGAAAGCCGAAATTGAGAAAGGTTTTGACGGATATGACTTTCCAGCAAAGCAGGTAATGGCAATATCTACACTTCTGCTGGCTGACAAATTAGCTACAGATTTCATATTTAAGGATGGACGTGAGCTGACGGTCGAGGACGTTGTAGACATACCTACACGCAAGAAAGATGTATCAGAAGGTCAGAGATGCTATGAATTCATTCTTGAAAGTCTCTCAGTGTACGGACAGCACTTTGATGCGCAATTTAGCTGTGATCAGTGGGGATTCAAGGAAACGCCAGATGAATATGGAGATGTATATGTATATTTTTATCCGAAACCTCTTGAAAACCTTTTGAAGAACAATGGATTCTCCAGAAAAGCCTTTTCGGCCTGGGCGATTAATCGAGAGTTAATCAAGCACACAGGAAAAAGAGATACGGTACTAAAAAGAGACGGTGGAAGTGTAATGAGGCTTATTGCGGTAAAGATTGTTGATATAAAAAGTCTTGAAAACGAGCAAGAAAATGAGGTTATTGAAACTGGTTTTCTGCCAGCTGATGCCGAAACAAATGTTCCGTTTTCGTAATTTGTAACCATGTAACCGTTGTAACACGAAAAAAAAC